ATATATTTTAAGTTGGCCCCACCGTATGAAGCACTGCCGTATTCACCTACACCATACAGTGCAACAGTGCTTTCAGTTGTATTTGCTATAGTTATTTGAGGTGGCTGTACAATTCCCTGTTGTCCAAATTCATACTCTGGGTTAATAGCAACCTCTAAGCTACCCAAAGGGTCTGTAAACAGTCGCATCTTGTAGAATGTTTTTCTGGTAGTAGGATCTGTGATGGGGAAAGGCGGCGTTTTAAAAGTTGCCACAATGTTCCCCCCATCAAAGTCATTCCCGTTTTCCATGCGATAAACATAACCGTCATCGTTACCGAAGTAGATAAACTCTTCACCACTATCTAACACACTGGAAGAGCAGAAGGCGTTGATCCCTTGAGTCTCAGCCCAAGCCATTTCTTGTCCGCCCTGCATTGCAAACTGCGTACAGATTAAACCTAGTCCAGATGCGTTGTTAGTGGATGAAAAACCAAGTATGCGATACTGAGACTTGTCCCTCAAAACAACGCTAGAAAAACCATCAGAGGCTTTGATAAATGCAGTGACTTCTGACTGGATAGCTTTTGATATGACACCCAAGCCAAAGTCATTGTTTCTTTCTGTACCACTTAATAGTCTCAGACCATCTGGACCTAAGAACATCAAGTCACCACCAATCTCCTGTACGGTGTCTTCTTTTATCGCACCGATATCACGAGTGATTGGTAGTAATTGCCAGTCTGCACTGGTACTGCCCTGCAAAGAGAATATTGAACCTGCCGTAAAAATGATTAACTGCTCACGAAACGAAAGCATTGCAGTGACAGGGTTATCCATGACCAGTGATCCAGCACCGGAGGCGGCAGTATAATCAGTATCAGATAGAGGAGCGGAATACGATACTAAATTACCCTTCGCATAAAATACGTGAGACCTGTGCTCAACAATATGATTTGCCCCTTCCTGATCTGATGTTGAGGTAGTGATCTGGCTGAAGTCAGTACCGTCAAATTTAAATGGCTTAGATACACCATCAATAACCAGCAACACAGGACCAGTACCGAAGTCATGTCTAGCGAATCTTACTCTGCCTGTTCCACTTAGTGTGATACCACCAGAACTAAAAGTTGCGTTATCTGTAACCTGTGTCCACGCACCTGAACCATCTGACCTGTAAAGGTGTGATCCTTTAGCGGCGTAGGCGAAGCCTTGAAAGCGAATAACACCACGAATTCTTCCTGCTGTACCACCTACCAACGTAGTGTCCCACTTTGAGAACCCACGGATACGACGATAGCCACCGTCAGTGGAAGGCTCAAAGTTACGCAGACGCTGTGCAGTGCCGGGGAAGTTAGTCCCCTGTTGTAAAGGTGACAAGTTCGTTATCAAGCCACCACGGAACTCGACAGGGTATGTCTGCCATCCGTCAGCCATCAGTTAACCCTTAGTGCAGGAGTATTAACATTCCGATCTACACGAGTATCAATGACATTAATATATTCATTGACTAACAGGCTACGCATCGCCTTCAGCCCTTCATCAAACTTCTGCTTAGATAATGACGCAGACTGTGCGTTATCACGGAACATGTAGCAGTGGTATAAGGCACCATCCAGAATCACATGCTTAAAGGATTCAGGGACAGTAGGCACATCATCAAATAGAACGAGATCTGCTGGCACAATAAAGTATTCTATTTCTAAGGTGTACTCTTTGTCTGGCTTAGGAGCGATCACGAAGTCATTGCTTTTTGACTTAGCTACGTAGCGAGGTGTCTCACCTGTCGATGTTGTGTTAAGCTCATCGTCTAAGTAGTTACGTGTATATTCATTGTATTGAATCTGTTTAAGTATACGTGTGGACACATTGAGTTCATCGTCACGCAGTACCTTGATATTATCAAAGTCAACAATCTTAGCATTTTGGGGTATCGGGTAACGCCCTACACCAACATCTAAAATGATTTCAGTTGTGTTGTGATTGAATGGGTAGTTGTACTCTTGATGATTAATGTCACGAATAGATGCATTAATGCTGTCTTTAATCGTAGAGTAAAAGTTAGCGGCACTAGCAAAGTTGCTATTGTTTAGTGTAGTCTCATTTAACCTGCCACAGATTTCGTTAGTGAGAGCTAAAAAATTGTACGCCATTACACACGCTCCCTAACTTTTAACTTAACTCTGCGGTTAGTTGTAATACTGTCTGTAGTCTTACTAGATGTCGATGTAGTAATTTCACATATTAGTGTGTATGTTTTATTTGCTTCGCCCTTATCTAATACAATTGTTGTTGTTGTATCTGTGGGGGAAGGTATAACAATATTAGTCAGTCCGACTGCGGTAAAGCTTAACTCTGTATCGTCTGCCAGAGTAACAGCTTTCGACAGTGTTACCGTAGATCCTGCAACGGCAGTCACATATACTTCTGTGGTGATACCCGTTCCAGTAACTAAATGGCCTACTCTAATTGTTCCCGATGTGTCATCAACAATAACTGAAGTGGAAGCAGATGTTGCGCCGTTAACAGTTGCAGATGCAGATTCGTTCAAAACAAGCACATTATTCTGAAACGAATCCCCTACGCTAAACTCGATTGCAGTACCGTCTGCCTGCTCAATCTTCCACGCTACAGACGCAATGGTAAGGCTATCCCTCTCAAGATACCGTGACCAATCAACCGTGTAGTCCAGCTTCTCATCTGGATCTTTATCTGGGAATTTAAATGCCATGTTATGCGGCCACCTTCACTGTTCTGTAATCATCTGATTCGACACTGATTGCTCTGTCTTTATCAGGCTCAATTGCTATAACTCTTGTTGGTTCTATTTGCAGATATGCAACATTAGATACTTCTGGATCAACACTTAATAGTCTAGGCTCTTCTGCCAAGATGTAGATTGTGCTAGCACGAGTATAAAGAGTAGAGTCAAAGTACGGTAAACGTATTCCATATGCAATAATGGATGCGTCACCGGATACTACAGAAGATACATTTGAAATGTCTCTGGCGAGACCTGTAACAGTAGCCTCGCTAGTTATACTCAGAATTCCAGAATTTGCAAGCTTTTTCGCTACTCCAGAGCTACTTGCATCGCCAGCTACAGCCCCTGTCGCATTGGCAATATCAACAGCGGCACCACTCGTCGTGGCATCCCCTGATACTGTACCTGTGCCTACAGAGATATCCGTAGCAGACGCAGTGATCTCAGTGCTACCCGTAGTCTCTACGGATGTCGCAATAGATATGTCTACTGGACCTGCTGTTGCAGTTGCTACACCCGTTACTGAAGCACTACCAACAGAAACATCTATCGGTGTAACAGTACCGATGCTCGTAGAAGCTGTCGATACACCAGTCGCATTACTCAGATCTACGGCAGTACCAGTTGTACTTGCAACACCATCTGATGTTAAGCTACGGACTGTTGCCTGTGTGATTGCGGATACTGTAGCATTGCCTGCTACACTTGCAGTACCAATAGAAATGTCTACAGCATCTGCAACAACACTCGCTGTTCCAGTTAAGGAGGTAGTGCCGACAGAGATGTCCACAGCAGTCGCTGTAACAGTCGCTACGCCAGTTGGGGTACCTACCCCTGCTGATATGTCTAACGCACTACCTGAAGTCGTAGCGGCGGCTGTGACACTACCGCTACTAGGTTTGATGATGGTACCAACACCATTAACAGTTGCTTGCCCTGTGGATACCCCAGAGGCCAATGTGACTGTGGAAACAAACCCCTCAGCCGCAAAGGGAGCTTCTGCAAAGGTGTTGATACCAAAGCTCATCTAGTTAACTCTCTTCGACAGGTTCCGCTTCAACAACTTCAGGCTGTGATTTAGCTTGAGCTTGCTGTTGCGCTTGCTGTTGAATACTTTGGATTAAGTTCATAGAAGCTCTTGCGGGAAGTTCTCCTAAGCCACCTAAAACAGTATTCAATTCGTCGAGGTTAAGTTTAATTTCAAAAGTTTGTTCGTTCATAAATTACCTTTAGTTTAACCACGGCAAATCGCTAGCAGATATAATCTTCTTTGATTGCCGCTTTTTTTGAATAGCTGAAAGAATACGCTGATTTAATACTTCTTCCTCATTGTCTGTTAGAGTATTTTGTACCCATTGGATAACTTGGTCCTGAGACAAATCAGAAAAAGCAGTAAAATTATCCACATCTAAGTCAGATATGTCAAGAGGTACAGATTGCTTAACTCCTGCGCCGACTCCATCTTCAGAGTCTACCCCACGCTTGAGTATCTCTACCTTATACACCGCATCTGTTACTGGATCAGAGTTAATTGTTCTCATTCCCATAATGTGCCAAGAGTAAGTTATTGCCATTGATACACTCCTCTACTCTGGCTTAGGGTATGCGTCTTTGACGGCCTGTATTTTTGCCGCCATCTCTTCTGGGAAAACCCCTGCGTGGAATAATGCATCTAACTGGTCTCCGATACTTGGATATGCAAAGTCCCTAGCGTCCCGATACGCAACGCTGTCTTTTTCCGCCTGCACAACAAGCATTTCAGCTTCAAGTTCTTCACGGGTAGGGATCGTAACGTCTTCGCTATAACTGACAATGGTATCGTAGTCGTCGTCGCAAACAGAAAATCTACCCTCTGGGCGTAGCCGTAAAAGAGCATCTAGCATACTCATAATCAATTAATACTCCATAACAATCATGGTTGAAGACGGCCTTGCGTAATAGTCTGTAGTATTAGTGTTTTGTTGGGTTCTGTTTAAGTGAATAGCATAGTTTTGATAACCATTGGCTTCTAGCTGATAGGTTACTGTTGCTCCTGCGTACCCCAAAACAGGTGTGTTAGTATCAAAACACATCAAACTTAATGGGGCGATTTGGTACTGTCCATTGGTGGAACTTCCGCCGAAAACATTAAAACTTCCAGTTGCTCGTGACCTACTGCCATCAGCGTCACCAAGGTTAACGTAGTAAGAAAATCCATCAATTGTGGCCTTTAGGCGAAGTTGTATCTCCCAGTATTGGCTACCCATATGGGCATTTACAAAAATTAAGAACTTAGAGCTATCTGTTGTCATTCCTGCGGTACGAACCATTGGAGTTACTGCGTACCATGTAGTACCACTCCCCCCACCAGACCAAGTTGTCCCAGTGACAGTTGTCCAGATATTTTGTATTGCGCCGCCGCCAGTGACAGCCCCATCAGCATCAAGCACAATGTCTCCTTCAGACTTGATGCGTACTTCATCGCCGGGAGCACAAACAATGCCTTCTACAAGAGCCGCTTCACTGCTAGCATTGTGTCCAATGTTGCCTATGGCCCAAGTGTCACCGTATAGAGGACTTTGACTGGTAACTGCTCTTAATGTGTCTGTACTGCCACCTTCAACGACTGATATGCCAAATCGCTGATTAGTTGAAGCAACGCCAGACCACGGCATATCCAAAACCATGCCGCTTTCTACTTCAGGCTCGTAGAATCCTGCTTGAACTTTTAAATACTGGGTAGCGTCTGAAATATTAACAGAGCCGCTACCATCTATATCAAAGTTAGGGGAAATGTCTAGGCCGCTTCCGATAATTCTATTGCTAAAAATTACGCTTGAATTATTAACCTCAAGTCTTTCAGTACCACCTGTCACCACACGCCATTGGTCAGCGGCGTGAAACTGCAGATAGGTGTTGGTGTCGTTATAGCTAATAATTTGCTCGTCTAAATAAATGTCCTTTACATAATCAATATCAGCAGTGATTGATAAGTTTCCATTAATGTCAGC